CCTTGACATCATGCAGTGCCTCTTTCTGTTCCGACCATAACGCGCATCCGTAGTCCGCTTCCGTGACCACCATGATCATCGGCGCGTCGGGATTGCGGCACACCATCGCGGCGTAGTGTGTCGACCAATCCCAGTGCGTGCAGTCCTTGCACCGGTCCATCAGAGCAGCGCGCAGAGGACGAGCAGGACTAGGAGACGACAACGCGACATGTGGCACCTCGCAGGAGTGTCACCGCGCTAGCGGATACCTCCGACCTGAAACGGATGGCGACGGTGCCGGCGTTCGCACCGTTCTCGTGCGTCCCGCGAATCGTCACGGGGAGGGCAAGCGCCGCGCCGCCCGTGGCGGGATTCGTGTTGGCGTCCGCCGCGGACTGGCTCGCCTGGTGCCGCGCTGTGGCCGTGGTCGCCGTCACCACGTCATAGCGCATCGCCGTGGGCGTGGCTGGGCCGTTGATCGCTAGTTGCAAGGCCGTGGTGCTAACGGCCGAGGTATACGAGCCGGCACACTCGAACACTGAGACCTGATTCGCCGTCACCGCCCAGGTCAGGCCAGTGACATCGGCAAAGCTCAAGGACGAGGTCGCTTGATCTGCCGTGACCCGCGCGGTGAGTTCGGTGTCGTAGTCCGTGCCTGGCACGGCCCGCGCCACGACGCCAGCGGCGTGCTTCAACACCCCGTCCGATAGATTGGCGAGGGCTTGTTCGGCGGAGAGAATCCCGTTGGCGGTCTGCGTGATGTACGTCGCATCGACGGGCGCGCTCTGCGCGGACACTGTCGCCTGGCCCGCGCCGGTCGTGAGCAGTTGATAGAACGCCTGCACCACGCTCGGGCCGAGGGCCAGCGCGAAGGCGAGGGCCAGCACGCGCGTGGCGATCACGCCCGCGGCGCCACGTTTAGCGGAAGCTGACGAAGCCATACACTCCCACCGCCGCGTTGGTGTTGTCCGTCGAGGTTGGCCCGCCGGTGATGCAGTAGGCGATCCCCGTGGTAAAGGCCATGCCCACCGGCAGGGGCACCGAGACGCCCGCGCCCGTGGCGGAGGCCGGGATCGGCAGGGTCGTGACGTAGCCCGTGGCGCTCGAGCACGTCGGCGCCGTCGCCAGGTTGTAGAGGCGCAGGTAGTAGAGGACGGCCGTCGTGTTGATCAGGGTGATGCTGTAGGCGGTGCCCGCCGAGGCTTTGACCGACGTCGCGTTGGTGCTCGCGGCGCTGGCGACGTTGTGCGTGTCCGCGCCGCCCGAGGCGCCTGCGGTGGGCTGGGTATAGAGGGCGCCCAAGGCGTTCGTGTTAGCCGTCGCGTTGTCCCCGGCCGTGCCCGCCGATGACGCCAGCGTGTCGCGCCGTACGGTCAGGATCATCGGGCCAGACACGCCTACCGTTTCCGCCGCGTCCTCAATCACGTCCGAGTTCAGCGTCAAGGCCGCACCGGCCGCGTCATACAACACCGTGTTGGTGTAGAGCCTCCCGTTCGCGTCCACGTTGATCGCGCTGTAGTCGCCGGCCGCGCCGGAGGAACTGGTCGGCGTGGTGTCGCGGCGAAGCGCGCCCACAAACACCGTCGCGTCGCCTGTGGTGTGGGCGATGTCCTCGGCAAACTGCGTCGTGCCCGAGCTGCCCACGACGCGTAACGCGCCCGAGCTGTCCAGCGACAGGGGCGCGTAGTCCCCCGTCGTCCCGGCGAGCGTCGTGCCCGCGTCGTTCCTTACCGCAAGAAGTTGGGTGCCCAGATCGCCGGTCGTATGCGCGACGTCTTCGGCGAACTGTGTGCCACCGGAGCAGCCCGCCCCACAGTTGACCCACAGGCGTCCGGTGGCGTCCGTCTTCGGGTTGATGTAGTCGCCATCCGCCGCCGTCGCGGTCGGCGTGGCCTGGGCCATCGCGAGCATCGCCACGCCGGTGTCGGCGGTCGCCACGACCGCATCCTCGGCCTTGCCGAGATGCGCCGCCGAGGTGCCAGGGGTCACACTGGTGGTAATCGCCGCCATCGAGCCCACCGTGTTCGCGCCCGTGGCGAGCCCTACCACGCCCGTGGAGTCGCTGGCGAGGGTGACGCGCTGCACCCCCGTGCCGGCCGCGCCATTGCCCGCCACGGCCAAGATCCCCGCATAGGTCGGCTGGCTGGCCATCGCGCCAGAGCGCAGATACCACGGCAGCACGGCGTCGTTGTCCGCGCTCACGTCCGTGGGCACCGCCGCACTCGCCCGGCCAACAGCCATGGTGCCAATCGTCGACGCGACCGTCAACGCGGCGTCCTGCGTATACTGTGTGCCGCCGCCGAACGAGGTAATCTGCGCGCCCGCGGCGTCCACAATCGCCATCGAGCCGGCAAAGTGGGACCCCACCGCGAAGCCCGTCCAGCCGCGATGGGTGCCGGCGACGTTGATGCCCGTGTAGCTTGCGGCGGCCGGGACGGCCGAGGCCGTGGCGCTGGCCGCGGCATTCGACCCCCCGCCACCGGCCGCGAGCCGCATACCGGCGTTCGGCGCGGCGTCGCCGAACACGCGGGCGGCGCCGGCGCTGTAGCCGGACATCACGGCTTGGATGGCGGTGTAGCCCGCCACAGGGCAGGACCACGAGCCGGGCGCCGTGGTGGACGTGACCTCACTGGTGCTGTTCGGCGCGACGCAGTTCGCGGCGTAGGTGTTGCCGACCGCGTCGAGCACTTGGAAGCTGATGGTGCCGGTGAAGGTGCCATCGACCGAGATCGACGCCTGCGCCATGCCACGCGTGCCGGTCACGTACGCTTGGCCGTCGCCGTCCAGTTTCGCCGGGCGCGTTTGCGCGACGGCCGGGAGAGCGGACGCCAGGAGGAGCAGAGTGACGATCGTTCGCGTCACTGCTTTCATACGGATGGTCATAGCCGTGGTACCTCGGGAACTGCGTTGGACGACTCGTACCAAACCGAGAACAAGAGCGCCGGAACCACGGCGCCGCCGGCTCGCCTGCGGAGAATCCCGCTCGACGTGTCCCAGCCAGCGGCGCCGTGGCTGGATCAGGGGCGGCGCGCGCCGGTCTTCGGGTCGAACTCGGGATGCTTATCGAACCATTCGTCCGCCACCGCCTCGAGCTTCTCGCCGCCGGACCGCATCAGGGCGATCTGGCTTAGGAGCTGGGCCTCGATCTCGTCCGCGGTCTTCACGCCCTCCGTGTCGCGGCGCGCTTTCGCGGCCTCTCGGATCTTCCGGAGCAGCATGAGCGCGGCGCCGATGGTCGGGAACAGCTTCTCGGCAAACGTGTTCACGGTGTCGAGGGTCGTCTTCGCGGTCTGTGACTTGGCCATTGGGTATCCTGCCCTACTGGGTGGGCGCCGGGAGTGGCGCGAGTCCGGTGGTGATGAGGTCGAAGAGTTTCTCCATGTTGTCGAAGCTGCGGTTCAATGCGGTCGCCAGGGCTTCGGAGCCGCCGGTGAAGACCATGACCGTCCGCATGATCCGCCGGGCTTCGCCGATGATTGTGACCAGGGTGCGCCCAGCATCTTCCTGCTCTTTGCTCCTGGGGGAAAGCACGCGGTATGTGTCGAGCGCGGCTGCAAGCTTCTGGAGCGTCTGGCCCAGGGAGCGGAACTGTACCTGGGCTTTCGCGACATACTCCTGACGCAAGCCCGTAGCCTCGGCTGCGATCAGCGTCTGCTGGGCCTCGATGGCGATCGGCGTGAGCCGGGCGCCGACGTCGGCAATCGTGTGGGCGGGCGTCTTGCCGGCGCACGCGGTCATGGCGCCCGCCAGGGCCAGAGCCGCCAGGACGGCGCCCACCTTCCGGGCCAGTGCGTCCGGCGCGTCCATCGCCTTGACGGTCGATTCAGACGTGCCGGCCGGCGCCTCGAGCGCGTTCACGAAGTCGGCACGCGCGCCATATTTCTGCCAGAGGGACCACGCCAGCGCGAGCATCGCCAAACTCAGCCCCGCCACGAACGCCTCGGCCTGCGTCGGCGTCCAGATACCACGGCTGACGAAAAACGGGACCGCGAGGGCCAGCGCCCAGCGGAAGAGGGAACCGAGCGCGTCGGCAAGAAGGGGTGACATGAGGGTTTCTCCTTGAGAATATGGACGAGGGTTACTGGACGATGCGAATGACCGTGGCGCCTGGGACTGAGACACGTTCTCCACGAAACACGCGGCGCTCCCAGAGCACGCCGCCCGCACGGTAGGCGGTGGCCTGTCCGGCGATGCCGAAGCGGGCCTCCCCGGAGATCACGCCAAGCGAGTAGCCGCCTCGCACCATCGAATCCGCACGCGGCGACCCGCCAGGGACGACCTGCAGCGGCGCATCGTCGTGATGCCCCGGCTTCAACACGCCCTGGCCGATGTCCTCGGGAATCTCCATCGCCCGCCACGCGGCCGGCAATTCCTTGAAGCCCCACGTCGAATCGATAGGCTCACGACTCACGAGCGCCGGGTCGTTGAAGTAGGTCGATGCCTGCCCGGTCAGCACGTGCATCGTGTAGAGGGCCAGCAGGACATCGTGATCCTCGGTTTGCTGGTAGACGTGCCGAGCGAAGTCACTGGGCGGCGGCGAGCCGTTCGGCCCGGTGGGCTCATCCTGCACGACCGGCTTCCCGGGGAAGTTCTCGTAGACCGTGTTGAACGATCGGCGCAACGCATCTTCGGCCTGCCACCGCACATCGTGGATCAACGCGCACGTTGAGTTGCCGCCGGACAGCATCCGCATCCCCGCCTTGTCCTGCGTGTAGGGGTCGCTGATGGACCGCATCCCCCACGGGTAATGCTGCGCCCAGGTCCGCATGAGCGACTCGCACTGGGCGATGTTCGCCGAGGACTCCCCGCCGCGCATCGTGCCGCGCAGCTCATTGGCCGCAGCGCCGAGCCAGCAGATGTCCGCGGAGACTGACGCCGCGATCTGAGCCGTGCGCCGGAATCCGTCCTCGGCCTGCGCCGCGGACCAGTCGTTCATGTCTCCGGTGGACAAGTTCACGCGCAGGCCTTGCTCGTGGCAGAACCTCAACACCTCGCGGAGCGTGTCGTCATACCAGCCATCGCGGATCGGGTCCACCGTCAGGCCGCTGTTGGGCCACCGCGTGCCCTCGCCCGACCACATCCACCCGTTCAGCCGCCAGAGGATGCGGACGTACTGCTGGTACCGCGAGGCATTGGCGATCTCGCGCTTGGCCTTGTCTGGATTCTCGCGCCACTTGGGCAGCAGCGCGAAGTCCGAGTACCCATGCACGAGGCGCGGCCCGGAGGCATCGCCGAAGCTGCGCCCCTCGGCCTTCACCTGTCCCACCAGGGGGCGCACAACACGCGCAGGGAGCGGAGGGGGCGGAGGGGGCTCGGGCTCGGCCGGCACATCGTAGGGCGGCGCCGAGCCGGGGTACCACTCCTGCAGCAGCGCGTTCATCGAACGCAGCGCCGCGTGGTGCCCCTGCCCCGCGTGGCGCGCCTCGACGTAGCGGATGCACAAGTCCACGCGTGCGCCATCAGGTGAGGCGCGCTCGTGCCACTCGATCACCGCAAAGCCCTGCGCCAGTTCGCCCTTTTCGTCGTCACCGATATGTGGAATGTTCATTTGAAGACCTGAGAATACACTACCTGTCATTAATTTGACGGGAGTCCGTGATCGTCGAGAAAGCCGAGCGCGCGCGTCGTCCAGCCGAGGATGAAATCGCCCTGGCTGCGGTTGTCGCGCACGATCGTCGCGTAGCGCAGCAGCCGGGCCTTGAGCACGCGGATGTGGATGACGGCCGGATCGGCGCCGGCGAGCGCAGCCTTGGTCCGGCCGCCGAACACGCCGTCCGCCGTCACCCGGAGCGCCTCCTGGAGCGTCTGCGTGGCCTCGTAGGGGCCCGACAACACGCCGTCGTCCACGACCTGGACTCTGAGCGGCTCGAACGTGATGGCGTCGAAGCCGGGGCCGAGGATGTAGCGGTGGCGGTAAATGTCGGCGGCTTCCGTGACCGTGAGCTTCCGCACTTCCTCGCGCGTGGCCTGGCGTCCGAGCTTGCGCCACGCGCCGAGCGTCTTGACCGTGATCCCGTGGTTCGTCGGGCCGCCACGGTCGTTGGGATGGTCCGAGAAGCCGCCCTCGCGGTCGACGATGCCGGCGATGATCTCGTCGCTGGTCATTTGTCCTTGAGCGCGCCGAGGACGATGTCGTGCGTCTCTTCGCCGGTCTGCTGGATGTCGTCGATCTGCGCGCGCGGCGGAATGGCGTCCACAAGGCGCTTGTTCAAGCTCGCGATCTTCTGGTTCACGTCATTGGCCTCTCGCTGCGCCTCCTTGGACGCCTTGGTGCCCTCGGCAATCTTCGCCGACAGTGTCGTGGTCTGCGCCTCAAGGTCTGTCCGCGCTGTCGTCTTGTCGCTCTCCATCTTCCGCGCCACGTCCGCAAACCGGAGGCTCGCCTCTGCGAACTCCTTCGAGCGCGCGGTGCTGGCGAGCAGGAGGGCGAACTTGACGTCCGCCAACTCGCGCGCCGTCTCCGCTGCCGCGTGCTTGGCGACGAGGATGTCCCGAATGAGCAGCGTGGCCAGGAGCCAGAATCGTGCGAGCGCATTCCCGGGCGGCGGGATCAGCTCCGTGAGCAGCGCCACGGCGATCGCCACGACCGACCACCCCGCCGGCGTGGCGAGCGTCCTCGCCGTCATGATGCCCGCCCTCGCGCCGCCGCCGCATTGATATGGTCGAGCATCCGTTGCATCTCCTCGGCCTCGCGCTCGTCTATCGTGATGCCCGCGCGGAACGCCACACTGTCGACCGATTCCACCCGGGGCGGCCCCGTCGCCGTGTATGTCGCCCGTGCCCGCCACACCCGCGTCGCCCATGCCGCCATGCGCCGCCACATCGTCAGGTCCTCTTCGCTCTGAGCGGATCGCGATCGGGTGCCAGGTCGTTGATGCGCTTGGTCTGCAAGTCGAGGATACGCTCGTAGAGCGCCGTCTGGGCGGCGAGCGCCTCCACGTGGTCCGTGCGCCACATCCAGAGCCGGAAGTAGCTCGCGACGAGCACCGCCCCGAGGGGTCCATACTTGAGCGATTCGGCGATCCATCCTGCAACTCCTTCTTCCATGTGGGGGTCCTACTACTTCACGTCGAACGCGAGCCAGCGGCTGCTGTTCCCGTCGTAGATCATCTGCACCGCTTTGGTGGCTGTCACGACGATGTCCGCCCCAGTGGCGCAGGTGATGCGATTCGCCGCGAGTGAACCAGCGTTTTCGTGGCGCAGCGTGAGCGAGGCCGCTGACGCGGGTGACGTGACCACCCAGATTTGCCGCCCGCTGACGCCGCCCGCGATGCCTGTGAAATCGGCGGCGGCGAAGCCGCTCATGAAGAGGATGCAGCTCGCGTTGCCGATCGCCCAGTTGTGCGTGGTGCCAATCGGGGGACTCGTTGGCGTGAGCGTGAGCGCCCCAATCGACACGCCCCCGGACGCGGAGATCGTAATGGCCGGCGTGACGGCGAACCCGCCCGCGAAGAAGCGAATGGCCCCACTCACGTGCGAGGCGAAGATGCTGAGCCCCCCCACTCGTGTGGATTCCAGCACCAACCCGTCCTGCACGTAGGCGCCGGCGGTCACGTACCCGCTGCTCAAGGCGAACAGGGCGCCCACGTTGGTGGCCGCGTCATTCCCCAACAGGAAGGACGCGACCGCGGCCGCGCCGTTCGTGGTATTCCGAATCCCCAGCCGGTTGGCGCCAGCAGTGGCGCCAGCGAACATGTGGTCGCCAGCCCCCGTCACCGACAAGAGGCCGCCAGCGATCGTGAAGAGCCCCGTGAGTGCCGCGGTGATGTCGTTGCCGAGGAACGTGAGCGACGGCGTGCCGTCGGCGTCGTCTCGAATGATGAGCGCGCCCGCGGTGGTCGAGACGATCCCGTAGGTTTTGCCGGTGCCGCCGATCGATTGGATGCTGAGGCCCGCGTCGGCGGCGGAGCGGCTGATTTGCAGGCCGCGGACATTGGCCGCGGTGACCGTCAGGACGCTTGAGAGCGCGCCCATCACGTTGTCGACGGTCCAGACGTCCACGAGCGCCGCCGTCTTCAAATTGATCTTGTAGTTGACAGCGTCGCTCAGAAAGAACGTCTCTCGGCCGTCGCCGTCAAGCGTCACCGGATTGGTGTGCGGGACGGTCAAGGCGGAGTCCTGGTAGACAGGCGACGGCGTATTGGTGCCAGCGAGGAAGGTGTGGAGCTTGCCGCCGGCCAACGGGGTGCCGTTGCCGTCGAAGAACTGGTGCCGGGGAACCGGCATGAGCGTGCCTGGCATTTACTGTTCCTTTCGCACGGCCTGCGCCGGTGCCCTCATTGTGCCGCCTGCGCGACCGATTTGGTGATGACCTTCTCTTGCACCGCGCGCTGGACCCACGCGCGACGGCGTGCGGCCGACGGGAAGGCTTCGGCGATGATCGCCACGCGCTGGGCCGTGGTCTGGGCGCTCAGCACTGCCGTGGTGACTGGGTCGTGACCGCCACGGGCCGCGCCCATGCGGATCTTCTTCTTCACGTCTCGGAACTGCTCGTCCTGTTCGCGCTGGGGAAGGTCTGCGTAGAGTTCCTTGACGACCTTGCGCGCCAGGGTTTCCTGCGCGGCCTGGGTCCGCGACGGGGGCGCTTTCTTGAGATACGCCTGCACAGCGCCAGCGACCGCCGCCGTCTCGGCCCGCCGGCTGCGCGCTTCGGACGCCTGCACGGGCTTCTGGGCCTTGCGGAGCCGTTCGATCAGGCCGTAGTTCGAGATCCGATAGAACCGGCCTGCGACGGGCGTCATCTCGAGGAGGACTTGCCCCGTGGTGAGGTCGCGCGGGCGCGCGTCTCCGGCGATGAACCGGCCGATGGCGCTCGGGCCGACCTGTTGGATCTCGTAGCCGATGAACTTCTTGGCGCGCTCGGGCAGCGGCAGCGCCATCTCATCCCGGCTGAACACTTCGCGGCTGCGGAAGTCGTCGTAGATGTTCTGGCCGGACAGGAACCGTCCGGTATCAGCCAGAACGCCCAGACTCGGCGTGAGGCCCGGCGCCTGCCCCGTGATGTAGTCGAAGACGGTCGCGGCTGACTGGAGTACCTCGACCTCGCCGCCGGCCGCGAGCAGCCCCTTGCGGAGCACGCCGCCGATCAACCGGCCGGCGTCCGATCGCGGGATGCGCCAGTAGCGGCTGTTGCCGTGCTCGTCCAGCCCTCTCGGGATGATGTAGAAGTTGGTCTTGTCGTACTCGCTCACGCCACGCAGGATGCGCCGCACGTAGCCCCAGCCGGTGTCGTCGTCGTCATCGTCGCCCAGCAGATGCTCGATCGCGAACGTCAGGAGTGTGGGGACCATCACGGCTGCGGCCATTTTGCGCCAGAACGGAGCGCGGGTGCCCTTGGTCGTGGCGATGGCATAGTCCGCCCGAATCGCCTGCGTGATGGCGTTCGAGAAGAGGGCCACTTCGTTCGTGATGGGCTTGAGCGTGCCACCGATCAGGAAATCGGGACTGCCCACCTTCTCGCGGATAAAGGCGCGCTCGGCCGCGTCGAGGTCGCTGATCTGGCGCCCGTCCGAGGTCATCTCGTAGATGCTCGCGGCCTTGGGGAGCGTTTCGATGAAGTTGCCGAGCTTCTCGACGCGGTCGACCACTTCCATGACTGGGCCGGTGAGGCCGGTGGCTGGCGGACCCGCGCGCTTGATGCCGTGCTGCGAGAACAGTTCTTCGACGAGGCTGTCTTCCTTCGGCCGTCCCGCGATGAGGTCGTTCATGGTCACGCCGAGAATGCGCGCCTCGGTCGCGTCGGCGAGCAGCTTCGCCACCGCGAGGTTTTTGGCGGTGGGCTTCGTTCTCGGCCCGAACGCGCGCTGCCGGGCCAGCGGCACAGCCTTGGCGTAGTTCCTCAAGGTGCTCCCGAGCGTGGCGTCCGGGTTGTTCATATACGTCCGCTGAAGATCGCGGAGGAGGTTCGCCGCCTGGAATGACAGGTTGATCCCGGTGAACACCGGGCGGAACCACTTGGCGTTGGCGAACCGCACGGCCTCGAGCACCGCAAGATTCCCGCCGATGCTCTCATTGTTGATGGCGACGGCCACGTCCTTGGGCACATACATGCCCTTGCGCCGCCCTTTCTCTCGGTATTCCACAAGTTCGAGCGCGGCGTCCTCGGGCGGCTTCGGGCTCATGCCTTTGCCGTCAAAGCCCATGATGGCCGGCGTGGACTCGTCCGGGATCGAGGCGAACACCGCCGTTTTCATCTTGTTGAACTCGGTGGCGCGGATGGTCACGAGCAACTTGAGGATCGTCGCGTCCGCGGGGTTCTGGATGTCCTTCACCGTGCCGATCTGGTGATGCACGGTCGAGGTCACGTCCTTGTGCATGTAGTCCACGACGCGGAATGCGGCCCACGCCGGGTTCTCCGCCATCTTCTCGTAGAGATCGGGCGTGTAGAGCCCGGCGTCGAACGCGTCTTTGGAGACGCCCTTGACGGCGGCGCGGAAGCTGGCGAGCGCCGCGTCGAGCGCCGTGCGGCCCTTGTCGGTCAGCTCGGCTCGGACGGCCGCCAGCATCTCCGGCACGGCGGCCACGTCCAGGCCGCGGGGGTTCGCCATGTCCGTGCGGTCGCCGCTGGCGATGCGCGCGTACATCAGGGCTTCCCCGAACTGGCTCCACGAGACGCCGGCCGCCTCTAGGGTGTCCTTCATCGGCTGGAAGGTGCGGTTGAGGAACCCGTGCTGCTTCGCGCCCAGGTGGCGCATTTCCTTGAGGAAGTAGCGGGCATCGTCGTCAGGGTTCTGCACGATCCCTTGCGCCTCACGCGCTTCGATGCGGTCGATCACGGCGATGTTCTTGTCCACAAGCTCGAGCCGCATTCGGTAGGCGAAGTCCCCGCGAGCCTTCTGGCGCTCGGCCTGGCGCAACGCCTCGAGGTCGAGTGCCTTCGTGTCCGCTTCAGCGAACATCCCCTGTACGCCGAGACGGCGGCGGGCAATCAGTTCCTCGCGTGTGCCCGACAGCAACTCTTGCAGCCCGAAGTAGGCGGCTTTGACGTCCGGCTTCTGGTCCAGGTTGGCGAAGAACTCCCGATAGAACGTCGGCGCGTGCCACTTCAACTGCTCGGGGTTGTTGAACAGCACACTGATGGCGTCGGCGTACAGCTCCTTGGCGCTGTCCCGGTAGGCGCGGTACTTCTCGTCGTGGGCGTCCGGCCAGGGGCGCCATGCAGCGGAGAGCTTCTTGAGTTCGTTCCGCACCTTGAGGTTGGTCACGGTGCGCCCATCAGCGTCGGTGTAGCTGGCTTTCATGAAGCGGTGGAGCGTTCGCAGCCGTCCGAGGACGTTGCCGCGCTTCATCGTCATGGTCGGGAGGTAGTCCACTAGGTGGCCTATTTCGTGGGCGACGATCTGTGCCAACTGCCCGACGTTCTCGGGCTTGAACAGGTCCGCGGTGAAGATCAGGTGCCCCGATCGGTGCTTCGCCCCCGACAGCGCGTTGCGGAACCCGCGCACTACGCGCACGTCGCGCGCAAGCTCGCGGGCGAACATCACCAGTTCCGGTAGTGCGACATCGCCCTGAATCGTCGCGAGTGGCGCCGCCTGACGCACTGGCACCAGCGCCACGGGCAGGCTCACACGCTGGCTGGGATTCCTCTGGGCGAACACGCCGATGGCCGCGTCTTCGGACGTGCCGGTCGTGGCGCCGCCAGTGTCTTCGACATCTGAGGCGAGCGTCTGGCTCTTGACGTCGAGGCTCAGCAACGCGGCCAGCCGCTTCTGTTCGATGACGAGTTCGGCCATGCGGGCCGTCTTCCCGAACGGCTCCGCCAGCAACGCCGCCACGTCGGCGCTCTTCTTCTGCGCCTCTTGCAATTCGTTTTCGAGCGAGTCGATCCGTTCCTCGACGCGGTGCTTCACCGAGAACTCAATCGACCGCACGGTGTCGCCGGTGTCTTCGCGGTGGCTGCCTGTGCCGTAGTACACCGATAGGATGTTCACTGTCGTGCCGCCCGAGCCTTCGCCCCTGTATCGCCTGGCGCTGATGTTCAGCCCGGCGTAGGTGGCGATGACGCGGGCGACCTGGGGCGCGCTGTCGGTGGCCTTGACAAACGCCTTGTCAGCCTCGTCTCGTTTGTCGAACGTCGTGCCGCCAATCGTCATGGTGAACGTGTCCGGGATCTTGCGGGCGGCGAGGATCGCTTTGACGCCGGCCAGCGTCCGCGTGATTCCCTCGATACGTTCCGGGAGGTCGCTGGCCTCCCGCTGGGTGAGCCACCGTTCCCGCTTGTGCGCGGATTCCAGCAACTCGAGCTTCCGCAACTCGGCATCGACTTTCACCTTGTCGATCACCATTGGATTGCCGGACGCCAGCGCCTTCACTTCGGCATAGGTGAGCGCGCCGCCATCAACGTCGTCGGCCCTGCGGACCGTGATGTCTCCGCGCATGGCCTGCTCAATGAACCTGGCTTTGCTCTCGAGGGTTTGCCACGAGTAGGCGTCAAAGGACTCCTTGGTGACATAGCGGAGCACTTCGACCTCGAAGCCCTCTGGGTCGGCGTCGTAGAACTCGTTGCCCTGGCGGATGATCCGCCCCTCGCGCTGTTCAATGTCTGACGGGCGCCACGGCACGTCGAGATGGTGGAGCGCGACGAGCTTCTTCTGCGCGTTCATGCCGGCGCCCATCTTCTCGGTCGACCCGATGAGGATACGGACCTCGCCCGTGTTGACCTTCTCGACCATCGCGAGCTTGTCGTCGTCGCTCTTGGCGTCGTGGATGAACGCGATCTGGTCGCGCGGGATACCGTCGCGAACGAGCCGATCGCGCAAGTCGGCGTAGAGGTTGAAGCTTTTCCCCTTCTTCTTTCCTGGCGTGCCTTGATCTAGGAACACGAGCTGGGCGCCCTTGCGGCGCGTGTTCGCCTTGTAAATGTCCGAGATGCGCGTGACGGCCGCACGCACCTTCGTGGACGCCTCGAGCGGCGAGCCCAGGCCGAGTAGCCGCATGTCGAGCGCCGCCTTGCGCCCGTCCCCTGTGACCATCAGCATATTGTCGTCTTTGGCATCGGGCTTCGCTGGCGTGAAGGTCAGTCCGTTGACCGTGACCGGTTCTCCGCGGAGCGCCGCCGCACGCACGACAAGGCTCTGCATCAGCCGCTTCATGGCGGCGCTCGGCTCCACGGCGACCACTTCCGGCGTGCCGCCCTTGATTCTCGGCGTGGGAAGTTTGACGTCCTTGGCCGTGACGATGTCCCACACCTGCCGGAACATGGTGAGCAGCTCGGGGAGGTTCGAGAACTGGGCGAAGCGGGTGCGCGAGCGGTAGCCGGTGCCCTCGGGGGCGAGTTCCTGTGACACCACGACCGACCCGTACTGCTGTGCCCAGGCGTCGAAGTGCGCCATGCCCGACGCGCGCATGTCGTCCGGCTGCAGGTACCGCTGCATCGTGAACATTTCGGCCATCGTGTTGCTCAGCGGCGTGCCGGTCGCGAACACGGTGCGGCCCTTGAGGCGCTGGATGTGCAGCACCTTCAAGCGCATGTCGAAGGCGCGATCGGAGCCCGTGGTCGGCAGGCCGGCGATGCGCGTCATCTTCGTGGCGAATTGGAGGTTTTTGAACATGTGCGCTTCGTCGACGAAGAGGCTGTCCACGCCCAGTTCCTCGAACGTCAGCGTCTTGTCCTGGTCCTCTACGTCTCGCTGGTCGCGGATCTGCGCCTCGAGGTTCTTCTTCGCCTTCTCCATCTGCTTCACGCTCGCCGACTTCTTTCCGGTGGCGGCCGCTGCGTCGGCGATGGCGCTCTCGTACTCTGCGATCTGGTCCTTCAAGTAGTCGTTGAACGCCTCGTCTGAGATCGGCAGGAACTCGAACGACCGATGGGCCACGATGACGGCGTCCCAATCGCCGGTGGCGATGCGCGACATGAAGCGTTGGCGTTGCCCGCCCGCGAAATCGGCCTTGGTGGCCACGAGCACGTTGGCCGTGGGATACATCCGCAGCACTTCCGCGCCCCAATACGACACAAGGTGGTTCGGCACCACAATCATCGGCTTCCGGGACATCCCCAGCCGGCGCAACTCGATAGCCGCGCCGATCATCTCGAATGTCTTCCCGGCGCCGACGACGTGACCGAGTCCCGTGTTGGCGGACTGCAGCACGCGCCAGATCGCGGTCTTCTGGTGCGGTCGCAGCGTCAACTCGGCGGACATCCCGGGCAACTGCAAGTGCGACCCGTCGTAGGACCGCAGCCGGAGGTTGTTGAAGTCGCGGTTGTAGATGTCCGCGAGCATGGTGGCGCGAGCGGTGTCCTTCCAGATCCACTTGGCGAACTCGTCTTTGATGGCCTGCTGTTTCTCCCGCGCGGCCACGGTGCGTTCCTGGTTGACCGACGATTTCCCTTCGCCGTCCTTCTGGTAGATGGTCGGCAGCTTGAGATTCATGGCCTCTTCGATCAGCGTGTGGCCGAGGATCTCCGGGGTGCCCCACCTGGTTTCATTGGCGGCGGTGTTCTTGGTGCCCTTGGCGTAGGTCGGGTCGACTTTCCACGCCGCCAGCGGGGCGGCATAGGTGATGCGGAAGCCGTCTCTACGGACTTCGAGGAGTTCTGTCACGAACTGGCTGTAGACCTCGGGGGGAACCCAGGCCGACCCGAGCCGCACGTCGATGTCCACCGGCGCGAGGTCCGTCGGCTGCACCGCGGTGAGCGCGCTGACGTTCGCCTGGAACTTCTTGGGGTCGATCTTTGCCGCGGCCTCGGCCTCGGCCAACTTCTGCCGCACGGGGCCAGACAGGTAGTCGTCGGCCGTCAGCCACACGCCGCCAGGCGTCTGGTAGATGATCCCCGCCAGCGCATCCGCAACCGTGTCTTCTGACTGACTGGTCAACCGCGCCATCAACGACAGGTCGACGCGCCCGGTGTTGTTCAGCGAGACAAGGAGGGCCTCCTTTGGCGACTCGGCCGACGTGACGTCCTTCCGGGGCGACAGCGTGCGCCTGGTAAAGATAGCGGCCTTGGTCGGCGGCTTCCCCTGGCCGTGGGTCTTCTCGAGGGACATCAGCAGCGGAAGATCCGGGTCTTCGTCGAACGCCTCTTCATTGGCACGGTCGTTCAGGTGCCCGAACTTCTTGACGAAGGCGTCGTAGACCGTGTTCAGCGTCTTCTGCGCGGCAACGATCGCGCTGTCGGTGGCCTCGGGCGAGAGCATGGCGCGCATGGTGGACCTCGCCGCCCCGCGCACGCCCATCATGCCGACGATCCGCGCCTTGGTGGCGTCGGGGAGGTCGTCTACCGACTCCATCTCGTCGCCACGCTTCACCCACAGCCGGCCATCCTGCTGGACGAAGGCATTTTGCTTGACGAACTCCGGGGCCGGCACCGACTCGCGGCGGGCGTCTTCAGTGGCGGCCTTGGTCGGCGTTTCGTCGTAGGTGATGGCGTTGGCTGGCAATCGGTTCAGCGCCGCGCGGAGATCGGCCTCGAAGTCGCCCCCCTCGTGCTTCACGTTGTAGCCGCCGCCGCGCCACATCTTGGCGTCGGCGGTGTGGAGGCCCACGACCATCCTGGGGTGCGCCACGTAGTACTCGTTGATCTTGATCGGTTGGCCGCTGTTGGGGTCTTCGACGCCGCTCTCGGCCAACCGTGTGAATGCTTCCCCCTTCGCAGGAAGGTCCGCGGTGCGCCGACGCAGGAAGAGGATGTCAGTGACGACTTCCGTGCCCGCGTTCGCCTTGAACGCGGAGTCTGGGAGTCGCACCGCGCCGATCAGGTCCGCGTGCGTGGCGAGATAGTCGCGGACAGTCGCATGTTCGGCCGTGTTGCCGTCCATCGTGTAGCGCGACGTGATGAACGCCACGAGCCCGCCAGGGCGCGTCTTGTCGAGCGCCTTGGCGAAGAAGTAGTTGTGAATGGACGACCTGAGCGCCTTGGGCCTGCCGCGGAACGCCGAGTCATGGACGGCATAGTCCCCGAACGGCACATTGCTGATGATGAGGTCGAAAAAGCCGTCCGGGAGCCGGGCGGACTCGAATCCGCGCGCCTGCACGTCCGTCTCGGGGTACAACACCTTGGCGATGCGGGCGGTGATGGTGTCGAGCTCCACACCGCCGCGCAGCGTGGACGCGCGCAGCGCATCCGGCATCGCCCCGTAGAAGTTGCCGACGCCCATCGACGGCTCGAGCACGCGGCCACTGGTGATGCCGAGCCGTTCCACGGCGGCCCACATAGCGCGCACGACCGGGACCGACGTGTAGTGCGCGTTCGGCGTGGACGCGCGAGCGGCGCCGTATTCCTCGTCGGTCAGCGCCTCTTGGAGCGCCGTGTACGTCTTGGTGCCGTAGTGGAACGCCTCATTGAGCCCGCCCCAGCCGACGTACTGGGCGAGGATCGTCTGTTCGTCTGGCGTGGCGTCGCGGCGCTCGGCCTCGATCTGCTTCAGTAGCGCGATTGCCGCCAGGTTATTGCGGATCTTGACCGAGGGCGTGCCGGCGCCGACCGCTTCGTCGTCGGCTATTCGGTAGTCGGTTCCAGCGGTCCCTCGTACGGCGTCAGATCCTCGGGGTCGGCCGGCGTCATCGTGTACGCCGCCAATTCCCTCGCCTGATCCGGGCTCATCCCCGCTTGTAGTGCGTCCACGCGGATCTGGCGGGCCATCTCCTTGGCCTGCGGGCTCATCGGCGGCGGCGGCGGTATCTTCGCGGGCTGCGTCATTGGGTGCCTCTCCCTGAGTCTGCGCCTGCGGGCCGAGATCCGCAAGGGTGGGCTCGGCCACGCCGTGGACCATCCCCCAGGCCATCGTGAACGCCCGGCGAGCCTGCGCCGCAAGCGCGCCGAGATCCTCCTGGAAGTTCTCCCAGCCTTCTTGTGCGTCGATGATCCCGGCCTTGGTGTAGGCGCGCACGAGCTTGACCGTCTGCACCAAGAGCACGTCAGAGGGGACCGGCAGGCCGCTGCTCAGCGTCGAGCCCGACTTGCGAAGCTCGGCCTTGATGCCGGCGACGGCGGAGTCAATCTCGCCCTGCACCGCGGCGCGGCGCGCGGCGCGCGCGGCGGCCTTGGCGTCGACGGCCGGCGCGGCGGCGGCGGCGTCTGGCGCCCTGGCGGGCGTGATCTGCGGCGTGACCGGCTTCTTCTCCGCGAGCGCGGCCTTGCTGGCGGCCTGCGACTCGGCGCGGCTCGTGGCGATGCGCTGCTGCGCGCCGGCTTCCTCGGCGAGGTCGGCGCGCGTGTCGACCACGGACGGATGCACCTTCAGCAGCGTCCAGTCGGTCGCCCGGCTCGAGGACCGTGGCGTCGGTCCAGTTCTGGATGTCCCGCCGCGCGTCGGCGCCAGCGCCACCGCTTCGGTCTGCCGCACGCCGTTCTCGACGTACGAGCGCACGCCGCGCTCATCCTCGTAGATGGTCTGCCCAACCGCGTTGGTGCCGATTGCGTCCCAGGCCGTGGGGGGCTTTCCCGTCTTGCTCGGCGTCTTCGCGGCCTCCCGCGGCTGCTCCGGCACGAGTTTGCCGTCGCGCCATGCGGGTTCGACTTGCGCGGCGCCGAGTTTGACCTGCCGGCCCCCGCCGTTGTCGGGCTCGAACACCAAGACGCGCGTGAAGCTCCCGCTGTCCACGCGCAGGACGACGCCTGCACCGATGGCGCCGGCCCTGGCGCGCACCGCGCCGAGTTCCTCAGTAGCGTTCGCCCACCAGTCCATTTCGGCGCCTGGCGACATCTTCGCCGCATGGCCCCACGTCGTGGCGGGACCGCCGACCGTGACCGTGCTCGTCTCGTCAGATCCGAACAGCGGTTTGATGATCAGCGTGACCGGCGCGTCCTGTGACGACACGGGACGCTCGGCGGGCGCGGCCGGCGCGGCCGGCGCGGGCGTGACGTTCAGTGCGCGTTCAGCCCGTGCCCGTCGGTCCTTCGCCTTGGAATACCAGGTCTTGGAGGGGCCGAACCATCGGAACCCCTCCCGTTTGAGCGCCGCCCGCACCGTCTCGTCCGGCTTGCCGTCGAACTTGAGTTCTATCGACGCGCGTTCCGTGTTGTCCCGGATCTGGACCTCGGTCCCGCGGGCAATCGCGAACGGCGCCCAGACGCCAGGGGCCGTGGTGGCGTCCGTGGGCGCGACGTCAGGCGCGGCTGGGGCCGCGTCTCCGTCGAAGCTGATGTCGCCCTTGCCGGGGTCGACGCTGTCGTTGGCGAAGCCTGCATCCGGGTCCGCCTCGGGCCGCTGGCGATTCTTCCACCACGCGGTCGCGGGAGTGACGCCGAGCGCCGTGAGCGACGGCGTGGGCTTGGGCACGCCCTTGATCTGGACCGTGTTGATGAACTCGAGAATGTCGTCGGTCGTCTCGATCTGATTGAAGCGGCCATCGCCGCGCAACTGATCGAGCATGTCGTCGAGCGCGAGGCCACGCTTCGGGTCGATCGAGAGCACGCCCCTGACGCCGCCGACCGCCCCGAACGCCTGCCCCTGACGGAGCCGGAACAGCTCCTCGACCTGTCCGCCCTGCTTCTCGTGGAGGCCGCCCAGGGACGCGATTTCCTTGAGCAGCACCAGCGTGCCGGCGTCGGCGGCATCCTTCGCCTCGTCCCAGGCTCGCGTTTCGCGGAAGTCGTACTCGTCCCGCAGGTCCGTCTCGTCGACGTCCGGGTCCACGGCGCGTGCCGACGCAAGCACCTCCGCCCATTGCGTCTCGGCGGGGTCAGCCTTGGGCGCGCGCGTCTTCCGCGGCGGGCCCCCTTTGGTAGGCTTCGCGACCGGCGCCTCGGCCTCCGCTTCCCGCGTCAACCGGGCGCGAATCTCGGCCGCCATTTCCTCGTCAGTCATCTCCGCGGCGGGCTTGGGGTCCGGCACTGGCGCAGGGGTGCTCTCGGCCAGCGCCGGCTCGAACGGCTTGAGGGACATCGCGTCTACCCAGGTCGACGCTCCTGATGTTCTCGTCGGGGACGCAAACTGCAGCTTCGCCTTACCATCAGCGATCTGTGCCACCGTCGCCGCGCCGTGGCGCGTCGTGACCCGTGTGCCGACCTTGACCTTCAGCGCGGGCGTCTCCGCTTGGTTCGGTGTCGCTGACGCGGCGGCATCGCGCGCCACGGTGATCCGCTTGATGCGCTGTCGGATCTCTTTCAGGGTCGCAGTCGACGCCCCTGACCGCATTGCGTCCTGTTCTTCTTGGAGCACCGCCAACAGGTCGGTGGTCGTCTCCGAGGGGGCCTTGGACGTAGTGGCCGCGGTCGGAACCGCATCCACCCGCCCCTCGACAAGCTCCTGGTTGACGGACCAGCGACGACCGTCGAGCGTGACCTGAAGACCGGAGAAGGGATCGGCCGCGGCCCGAGCCACGGTGACGATACGGCCATCCACGAGCTTGAGGGTGTCGCCCGCCTTCCAGTCCTCCCAGCGTGTGTCGTCCTCGTAGGACTGGCGCGGGATGGGCTCCTGCGCCTCTATCTCTTGGCCTCGCGCGTCGATGCCGAGGTCAGGACGTTCCCGGTCCAGGACTTCAGGACGTGTGCCCGCGACACGTTGGCGGTCTTCCGGCGCGGCGTCGAGCACTTCCGGAGTCGTCGCCTCTCTCGGCGGGGCCTCCGCTCGCGTGGCCGTCCGCATCGACGCCACATCCGCCTGCCGCGCAGGGTTCTCCATGAACTCCGTGCCAAGCGCCACAAGCCCTTCAGGGCTCATCGGGTCAGCGATGGCTGGGGCGACAAGGCCGCGGGGCTGTTGACGCCGCTCCACGGCAGGCGTGCCCGTCCGGAGCGCCTCCTGCACCTCGGGCAGCGTCATCGCCGCCACGCGTTCAGGCGCATAGCCGAGCGCCGTCAACTGCTGCGTTTGTTCGGCGCTCACTCCTGGCGGCAGCGGCCCGAGGGCGTCGCGCATCGTCGCGGGCGGTGCCTCTGCGGCTGGCGCCGGCTGCGTGAGCGTGTAGGTGCCCGCCTGCGACGTCGGAGTGACAAGCCCTTCGCGCTCGAGCTGGTCGATCGCGGCGCCTGCCTCACGCGGGCGCATGGCCGTGGCGCTGCTCACATCGTTGATGCTGATCGTGGTGCGGCCGGGCTCGGCCATCAGCCGGCGCACGTTGCGCGTCTCTAGGTCGGTCGGCACGTACGCGGGCGGCGCTCCGCGTGGAGCCACCGGCGGCACGTCGACGGGAGCGGGTGACGGGCCGGCCGGCGGCGCCTCTGATGCGAGGTCGGCCAGGGGCGGCGCTGGCGGGGCGCCGGCGGCCGTGCGAGGACGGCGGATGTTCGCGCCGCCGCCCATCACAGCACCGGAAAACAGGCCGAGCACGGCGGACTCGTCCACGCCTTCAAGGATCGGTCGGTCCTGAGCGACGTTCGCCAAGAGCTGTTCGGAGATCGACTGCGGCAGCTCTTCGAGGACACCTTCCTGCACCATGCCGAGCGCCACACGCGTAGCCAGCCCACGAGCGGCGACAGGACTGGCCGCACCAGCGGCGATCATGGTGTCGATGTCGGCGATACCGAGCGACTGCGCGATGCGATTGCCGAGCAGGCCGAATGTGGTCGTCGCCGCGCCTGTCGCGACGGCGAGGGCGGACTGCTTCACCGTGAGACGGCCATCCTCGGAACCTTCCCTGGTGTGTGAAGCCGCGCTCCCGGCAGAGGCGATGCCCTCCCCGAGCGCGCCACGTACACCGGCACTCGCGTACGGAATAGCGCGACCGATAGCCCCCCCTGCCAGCATCATGGGCGCCGACTCGACAACCGTGTTTGCGACCACGCCGGGGTTCGAGAGTGCGGCCACGGCGGTAGCGAGCACACCATCAGCCGCCTGCACGGCCGCGCTGCCCTCGCGCTGCTTCTTGGAATACCAGGACGAGAGGATCTTCGTGGCCTCGGCGGGGCGGAAGCCGATCGTCTCTTCGAGGAACTGACCCACACGACCGCCGGTCGCGATGTCCGCCAATCCCACCGGCACATTCACAGCGCCGATGGCACCCTTCACCGCGCTGATGACTGGGTCAACGCCAAGGCGACGCGGCAAGGACATGCCGAAGTCCGCCAACGTCCCCAGGGCGCCACGGGGCTCTGGGGCGCGGCTGATGCCCGTCGCCTGGCCCATGATGTCGCCCATCGACTTGGCGGCGCTCGGCTCCTGGGTCGCGTCGAGACGGGCCGCCGCGTCCGGTTCCCAGCCCAGGCGCACGAGATCGTCTCGAGACGCGCGGGGCGTGCCAGGCACGCGCGCGCCGGTGCGGGTATTGAAGCCGCCCACGACCTCGTTGGGGTGTCCGGGCTTCTTGAACGCCGATGGCCAGTGGCCGTCCGGCCCTGGCTCGGCGCCGGCCGCGAAGGCGGCGCGGTAGTCGTAGGACTGCTCGGGGGCGTCGGGGTTGGGGTCGAGGCCGAGCGTCTTGGCGCGCTGGCCGTACCACGCCTGGAACGTCGGCTCGTCTACACCAGCAGCAGGTAGAGCGCGGCGAGGATCGTCGGCACGAGTCGGCCCGGAAGGCAGCGCGGCATCTAGCGAGAGTGTATCAGTGTCCTCTTCGATGGTGAGCCCCATCGATCGAGCCACATCGAACGGGTCGGGGTCTGGCGTGTCCTCTTCGATGGTGAGTCCCATCGTCCTGGCCACATCAAACGGGTCCACACGCGGCGTCCGCGCCGCAGGCCGCGGCGTCGGCGGGCGCATCTCAGCCGTGCCAGCCAGGATCGACTGGCGTTGCCAGTCCTGGTCGTGCGTCTCAAGCGTCGGCGTGTCGTCTTCGACGGCGAGTCCCATCGATCGAGCCACGTCGAACGGGTCAAGTGGGCGGGTCGGCATGGCTTATTTCGACATCTCGTAGCCGCTGGCCTTCAGGAACTTGTCAAGCTCGGCCTTGCTCTTGGCGATGATCCGCTGACCGTTCAGCTTCACCGCGAACTTGCCGTCTGGGAGCGTCTGGACGGTGATCTGGCCGGAAGCCGAAGGCGGTGCCGCCTGCGCCCGTGGAGCCGGCGGACGCGCGGCGGTGGCGGGCGCCGCACCGAGGGGCGCCGAGGGCCGCGCCGGTGGCGGGGCGGCGGCGTTCGAGGGGTCACTCTGCGGGAATCCGGGTAGCCGGCGTGGGGCCCCGCCCCCGGCGGCGCGGAGTGGCGGGGCGGTCGCGAGGTCCGCCATGCTGGTGGAGTCCTGGTTCTGCTGCTCCTCGAAGGACATCTCGGCGGACGACTGGGCGCCGGGCTCGCCGCGCTGCACGCCAAGGCGCGGCGGCGGCGGCGGCTGGCCGATCTGCTGGGCGTAGCTCGCTTCGATGCGGTGGAGCTCGTCGCCGTACATGTCGTCGGTGAGCGTGGCGTCGGCGTCGCGGCGTTCCCGGTTGAGGGCCGCGATCGCGGTGTCTCGGCGGCCGGTCGCGGCGTTGATCTGCACCTGCGTCAAGCCGCCGGCACCGGCGGTACTCGGCGCGCGATCCGCGGTGCCCTGCCGGCGCACGAGCGCCAGCTTCTCGTCCGTGTTCAGATCCCGGCCCAGACGCGTCTGTTCGCCCGCGATGATGTCCGCGGCGCTCCCCAACGGGGCGTCTGCCCGGCGGGGCTGGGTCAACTGTGCGGCCCGCGCCGCGGCCTCCGGCGAGTAGGTGGCCGCGAACTTGTCCAGCGCGATCTTGGGGGCGCCGGCTTCTTCGGCCGAGCGGAGCCCGGCCGTCCAGTCGGCCGCCGTCGTCACGGTGGGAAGATATTGGCTCAGGGACTTCGTGAAGTGATCCTCGCGGTCGGCCGCATCCTTGAACGTCGTCCGCGTCTGGGCCAGCAACTTCGCGTTGTTGTCGAGCGTCGCTGTCGTGGACATCCCCCACGCCATCACCCTGTCGAGGCTCGCGGGGTCGTACGTCTTGGGGAGGTTCTGCGCGAGATCGGCGCCCACCATCTCCTGGATCTTCGGGAGCGACTGCGCGTAGGCCGCCCCGGGGTCCGGGGCCTCGCGCACGCTGCCGAGCAACGTGAGGGCCTGATCGAGCGTCCCCTTGGTCAGCGCGAGGTTCGCCACACTGGTGTCGATGGCGCGCTTCCGCGTCTCGGCCAGCTCCTTCGCCATCTCCGACGCTTCAGGCGCGAAGCCGCGCGTCCGCAAGAACTCGATCGCCTCGTCGGGCGGCCTGGTCCCAGCCTCCTTCAACGCCTCGTTGAACTCGCCTTTGCGACGGCTGTTCTGCAGGGACTCGTTCGCCCGCTGCCGTTCGGCGTCACGGATCGGCTTCTGGTCCTGGTACTCGGCCAAGTCCGCCATCGTCCTGCCGGCGATCTGGCCGACCTGCTGCACGCCGCTCGCCCACGCTTGGCCGGATCGGAGCGCGCCTTCGGCCTCGATCTCGCCTCGGTGGAGCGCGAGGTCGGCCATCCGCGACATGCCGCGGCTGTTGTCGTAGGGTCGCGCCTGATACGGTCCGATGCCCATGAGAACCCTCTACCGCTGTCCGAGTTCGGCCAGGAAGCGACGCCGCGACTCGGATTCGTCGCGGTAGCGCCACATGTCCTGGTTGCGGAAGCGGCTATCGTCTTCGCCCGCGCGCGAGCGCCGCCAGGCGTCGTCGCGGCCGTAGAGTTCGCGCTGCCAGTTCCGATCGTAGGTCATCTGCCGGCCGGTCGAGTTCTCGTCCTGCTGGCGGTTCCATGACAGCAAGCGGGGCGCGTACTCGGTCTGCGTGGCGGAAGCGTCGGCCTCGTGGCCGAACCGGCGCTCGCCCGCGTTCACGCCATACTCGCCGGCCCGGCGGTCGTAGAAGCTCCGGAACTCGTTCGAGGCGTAGTCCTGCGCGGCGGTGTTGAGGTCGCGGAGATGCGTGCCGGTGCCGAGCATCCCCCGGCCGGCGGCGCGCGACTCCATCGCGCCGAGGCCCTCGCCGAGCCGGCGCGCGTAGGTCGGGTCGTTGGCGACCATCTCATCGAACGTCGGCGGCGTGAACTGCTGCTGCTGGTAGCGCGGGGCGTTGATCGTCGGCGCGGGTTCGACGGTCGCCGTGGGGTAGGGGTCAGGGTTCAGTGGCCCCTCGGTGGGGTAGGGATCCGGCCCGCCCGTCGACGCCGGGGCCGCGTACGGGTTGTAGGCCCCGCCGGACCGCTGCGCGGCGAGCTGCATGAGCCGGTTGTAGTTCTCGCCGGTGATCGACGCCGCGCCCGTGGGATCGGTGTAGTTGATGTGCTGGGCCGCCTCTTGCTGCTGCGCGGTCGTCAGGGGCGTGCCCTGGATGCCGCTGAGATGTTCGAACGTCTGGAGCCCAGTACGTGAGTCGGTGGGGTTGATGCCCTGGAACTGCCAACTGCTCGGTGCGCCAGGGGTGGCGCCGACGGAGACGGGCGGCCCGGTGGGCGTCCGCCTCGGCCCGGCGGTGCTCATGCCCGGGTTCGCGTGTGACACCGTGACGCCGCCGGCCACCGTGGATGCCCCGGTGGGCGCCACCGTGGGCGCCGTGGAGCCATAGGACGTTTGTGCGTTGGGGTAGGCCATGAGGGGACCGTCCTAGATACCGAGATCCGAGAGATTCGGGCGCTGCTGCTGGTCGCGGGCGAGGAGACGCCGCGCTTCGTCGCTGATGCCGTCGCCGCCAGGACCGCCAGGACCACCAGGCGGCGTGCCCGGGGGCGTGCCCGGGGGTACCGGGGGCGCCTGCGCTGATAGCCAGGTCGCGTAGCCCCTGCCCGCCGTCGGGGACACGGCGGTGCTTTCCGGCATCCAGGCCCACGCCGTGGCCGTGTCGGTGTTCGGGTCGGCTTTCTCGAGCACGTCGACCGCCTTGCCGTCGCCGTAATCGATCTTGTCGAAGCCCACTTGCTTGGCGTTCGGGAAGAGCGCGCGGAACTCCGGTTTCGCCAACAAGATCGGGATGCTTGAGGGCTTGGCCGGCAGGTTGCTGAAAAACCGGCCGTTGACGTTCTTGATCGTGTTGCTGCCCCGGACGCTCAGGTCGCCGTTGAGCCCGACCTCGGTGAAGCCAGCCGTCACTCCCACGTCGCCGCGGGTGATGTGGTCGACGTTCTGGATGTCGCCGGTGCCGTAGTAGTCCAAGGCGCCGCCGGTGTAGGCGTGCGTGGTCCGTCCCGACGGAGACGTGCCCGGGGGCGTGCCCGGGGGCGGGTTGTTGCCGTAGTTGTATCCCGGGCTGCCAGGGCCGCGGTACCCGGGATTGGATGCCCCGCCTGGGCCAAAGCCTGATCCCGGCGTGCCTCCGCCAGCCAACGCGCCAGATCCGGGGCGCTGACGATTCATCGACCCGCCAGGCGGGAGCGCCGCGTACTCGCGGTCCCACGCGGCTTGCTCGTCCGCCGTCGCATCGATACGCGGGTCGCGCGGACTCGCGCCGGCGTTCGGCGTCATCCCGCCACCGGTGTAGCTCGTCTGCGCGCCGGCGAGCGGCGGGGCGGGCGACGTCGGCGGGACGACGGTGTTGGGGGCGGCCATCGGCGGCGCCATCGGCGGCGCGCCGTAGGGCTGCTGCGGCGGCTGCGGGCGCTTCAACAGCCGGTCGTAGGCCCAGCGGTCGGCGTGCTCCGGACTCAGGCCCAGCGTGTCCATCGTGTTCATCTATTGGCGCTCCGTCACGAGATCCGCCATGGTCGGATTCCAGATCGAGCCCGGCGCGCGAGAGACGATGCGCGGGTCGCCTGGGAGGCTGCGCGGGCCGGGCGGCGGCGGGGTAAAGCCAGGCGTGGTCTGCTGCGGCGACATCGACGCGGCATCCCAGCCCTGCGAGAAGTCTGGGGCGGCCTCGCCCTCGATGCCCTGGATGCCCGCGAGGTCGGCCAGCGAGCGCACGGCGCCACGGCCCACGGATCGGTAGGGCTCGCGGCGGCGCTGGTCCCACGACCAGCGGGCGCTGTCGGCGGCTTCCGCGCGGCTTGAGTCGTCCCGGCCACGCTGATACCGCTCTTGCTCGCGCGACTGTTCCACTTCCCAGTTGCGCTGGTTCTGATCTTCGACGCGGCGCGCTTCCTCGAGGCGGCCCGCCTCGGCGCGCTCCTCCATCGACATCGCGGCGCTATTCCCGCGTTCTTGCGACCGCTGCGCGCGTCTGGCGGCGCTCGCGTTGATCTTGGACGATCCGATCGCCCCGCCTGCGGACAGTATCCCCCCGACGACAATCGACGTGGCTACACCCATTTCACACCCTCCGCGCGTACGCAATTTCGACGCGCTCGAACTTGAGGCGGTCGTAGAACGCCGCCACCTTCTCGTTCGGCGCGATCATCTGCACATGGGACGCGCCGTGGTCCCGCGCCCAGCCCTCGAACGCGGTCAGGAGGCGCAGCCCAACACGGCCGGTGCGGTGCGCGACGTCCACCCACCAGACCAGCTCGGACGCCATGACCACGTCGAGCATCGGATGCACGGGGATGTGCCCGGCCAGCATCCCGACGACGCGGCCCTCGACCTCGGCCACGAAGACGCACCCGTCGGGGTGCTGGGCCAGCGTCCGCGTGAGCGCCGCGATCCGGTGCGGGTCGGCGGGGCCCAGATCCTGGAAGTGCGACGACGCGACGAACGTCTCGCCCATCTCCACGATGCGCGCCAGGTCGGCCGGTTCGGCGTGGCGGATGGTCGTCACGGCTGCACCAAGTAGGAGAACGCGAACGTGAGCACGCTCGTCGCTCCGAAGTTGGACTCGTCGAGCACGGCCACGCCCGTGGTGCCCGTGTCGAGCAGGTCGATGACCGTGCTGCCGCCTTGCACGCGGGCGAGCACGCCGGAGGTCAGGCCCACCATGGCGCCAGAGAGCACGGCGCCCGTGTAGTTCGGATTGGGCGTGGCGGCCATCGCCGCGACCGGCAGTCCGGCGACCGTCGCCGTGCCCGTGCTGCTGCCGTTCGCCGACAGGATAATGCGGCCGCTCACCGTGACGACGTTGCCGAGACGCGCCCACCAGCCCCCGCGGTCGGAGTAGGTCAGACCAACCGCGGCGCCGCCGAAGGTGAGCGCCGGGGTCCAGACGCCGGTCGCGGGCTGCAACGCCGCCACAGCGGCGACCAGGGCGACATCGGCCATGAGCAGCGCGGCGTCCTGCGCGACGAGGCTCGACGCGCGCGTGTCGAGCGTCTCGACGCTATCGACCACGGCTTGTAGCCAGTCCGCGATCCGCTTGGTGAAGCGGTTGCGCGGCGCCTGGGTGGTGATGACGTCGTCGCGGCTCGGGAAGGGCGGCACGTGACTCATGGCTACTTGGCGTCCAGGTAGGCGCCGACGATGCGCCAGGGCGTGGGGTCAGTGGTCTCGATGCGGAACTGGCGATTTTCTGCGGAGCCCAAGCGCGCCCACTCCGGGAAGCGGTCGTACTCCCCGAGCCGGCCGGCGCCGGAGTAGCCCTCCGAGTAGAACGTCTCGCCGCCGTCGTTGGAGACCTGGAGCTCGATCATGGGGTCGGTCCCCTGGCCGCTGATCGCGCCCTGGCCGGCGTAGAGATGCAGCCGGAACCGCGAGAAGTAGATGCGCTCGAGCTGGTTGGTGACGTGCGGCGCCTGCCGGACGCGGCGCACGGGGCGGTCGAGGTCGGTCCCGAGCGTGTCCACGAGCTGCAGCAGGTCGGGGCTGTCGAGACTGAGCGTGAGGTTCTGGCCATCGAATCGGGCGTGGTAGAGCGGGCGCCAGCAGCCCCAGCGGGATTGCTCCGCATACCAGGTGCGGCGCTCGTGCCAGCGGCGCGTCATGAGGTCGTAGCACCACGTCGTGTCGCCCGAGGGGAACGTCAACCCGTAGAACTCGTGGCCGTCTACGTCCGCGAAGGCGAAGCCGATCGCGTCGTCGATGCGGGCGTAGCGCCCCATCGCGGCCTGCACCGCCAAGTCGGAGACGACTTGCGGCTGCAACCCGTCGGCCTGCACGACCTGCGCCCGCACGTTCCGCGTCTGCGCCAGCCAGAACAGGCTGCTGCCCACCTTCGCCAGGGAGAAGTCGGCCGCGATGCCAATCTCGATCGCGCCGGACGGGTGCGGCGCGATCGTGAAGGGGAACGTGCCGGCCCCGTACCAGACCTCCGACGTGTACTGGCCGAGGAGGAAGAGTTCCTTGCCGAGGACGCCGATCTGGCGCCACGGGTCATCCGCCACGATGCGCTGCGCCTTGTCGAGCGAGTTGAACAGGTTGCCGTCCAGCAACGCCGACTGATACACGGTGTTCGCGGCTTGGTCGAGCATGAAGAAGTAGCCGTCCAGCATGGCCGTGCTCGACGCCATGCCACTCGGGGATTGGTTGGTGGCGAGCGTGAGGACGCCTGACACGGTGTCGAAGATGTACGAAATGCCGCCGCCCGTGATGTGGATCTGATGGCCGCCGGTGCCGTTGTAGGCCATCGTCGCGCGGTTAGGCGTGCCGGCGATCGTGCCGTAGGTAGAGATGATGCCGCCGGGCAGACCGTTGACGAACTCCACAAAGGCGGAGCCGAGCACGGCGAAGAGGCGCCCGTTGAACAACCCGAAGGCCCGGCCCGGCCCAGACAGGCCGACGGAGTCGAACCGTGGCCAGACGGCGACGCCCGGCGTCGGCACGAGATGCCAGCGCGCCAGCGCGCCCTCCGACTCGAGCGGGGCGGGATACCAGTTGATGGTCAGCTCGTTCGCGGCAAACGGGTTGTTCGCCTTGTAAGAGCCGCCGACGAAGCTCGGGTACTCCATCGGCTAGCGATCCGTCCGGATGTTGTAGCCGCCCGAGATGCCCAGGAGCGTGGCGTCCACGCTCAGGATGCGCGGCCGGTGGTTGGCGCGGCGCACGTCGGCCATCGCCTCGCTGGCACGGGCCACCAGCGCGCCGGCGGGCTCGCGCTCCCAGGCTGGGGCGAGCTCGATGGCGAGATGTGCACGGATGGCGCGCTCGTAGCCGTCCGGGAAGTGGTAGGTGGTGCTCAGGTCGGTGAACCGCTGCACCGGGCTCGGCAGGTAGAGCACGAGGTCACTCACCGCGCCGGAGGGGGTCGGGATGACGCGGATCGTGCCCAAGCCTGCGGCCATGCCCCAGTCGTAGTAGACGCCGTAGGGGTGCGTCGAGGTCTGGGCCTTGGCCACGACGTGCTGATACTCCGACAGGTTCAGGGGGCGGCCCAGGCTGACCTCGGTCACGGTGGCGGCGGTGCGGTCGAAGACGAGTCCGACGCCTTCGATACGGTTGGGCCGGTCGAGATTGAACGCGCCGCCGGGGCCAATCGTGTAGCTGCCGACGCCGGCCGTGAGCGGCAGGACGTGGCGCGACACCATGAACGTCGCCGTGCGCTGCGTGCGGAGGCTGCCCACCCATTCATTGAGCGTGGTCAGGCCGAACTCGAGATCGTCCGCCGAGACCGGCTGGCGTGCGCCAATGGCCGCCAGGTCGCGCAGCGCATTCGTGATCAGCGTGCGAGCGGTGGTGGCCATGTGGAATCTCTCTGGGACGGGAGTCCGGCCGGGCGGTCACGAGGGCCGCCCAGCCGGGGAGGTCACGTTTACCGCTTCGCGGCCGTGCGGGCAACGGCGGCGCGCTGCTGGGCCGCCGTCATGAGTTCGGCCGGCTGCTGCAGCTTCGTGGCCCGATTCATGCGGGTCATCTCGCCCAGGCCGTGGTGGATATCGGCGTCCGGCGTCGTGGCGCCCACGGGGGTGAGGACCATCCCGCCGGGTTCGGCTGGCACGAAAGCCGGGGGTAGGCCGCACTCGGCGGGTGATTCGCACCAGCCGTCGCCCACGACTTCCGAGGGCGACTCGAAGAGCTGCTTGCCGTGATCCCCGTGAAACATCCACTTGGGGAACTGCGCCGGCTGGGGTTTGTCTGCCATTGGTGAACGTCCTTGTTCGCAGCGGGTGACAGGACGAGTGACCGGCGCCCGAGGCGGCTGCGAAGCGCCCACGGGCCCCGGTCAAGTTGGCGAGAACCGCGCTAGGCGAAGGTGACGCCGATGGTGCCGCCGCCCTTCACCGCCCACAGGCCGTTCTTGGTTTCGAGCGACAAGCACGCGCCGCCGCCGGCCGCGAACGTAGCGACGTCGGAGGTCGTGGTGTTGCCGTAGAAGCCCGCGGTCAGGGTGACGGTGTGCGCGAACAACGACACGCCGTGGATCTGCAACTCGATCCCGTCGAGGACGGTCAAGCCGGGCGCCGTCAGGGTCAACGCCGCAATGGAGCCCTTCATGATGTTGATGCGGGTGTGGCGCGTCGGGATCGCGATCGCCCCGTCCGCGCTCAGGGTGATTTCCTCGAGTTCGGAGGCCAGCCCGCCGTGCTCGGTGATGTAGGGCGCGAGGTCCGCGGCGAGGGCGAACATGACCGGCGAGAGCTGCGCGTGGGCGATGGCGCGGCCGCCATTCTGGCCGCGGCTGCGAACGCGCACGGCGGTGCCGTCCACGCGGACGATGGTCGAGTACTCGTTGTTCACCTTCATGAGCGTGCCCGCGGCTGCGCCGGTGGCCGAGGTGACGTAGAACGTGTCGGCATCCTTCGAGGCCGAGCCCGACAGAGTGGTGCGAGTGATAGCCATGAGCGTGAGTCCTTCCTGGAAACTGGGGTAAGGCGGCGCGTGCGGGAGGCGTGAACCTCACCGCGCGCGCCGCGATCGCGACTGGGGCGTGTCGGCTAGCTCTGAATCCGCACGGCGAGTTCGGGGCGCACTGCGGCCCAGCCGTACAGGATGTCGAGACGCGCCGGGGACTGGTCGGTCATGACGTCGTACGCCTTGATGAAGCGGACGCTCATGGCGATGGCCGCGTTGCTGATGCGCTTGCTGACCCACACGCCCTGCGGCAGGGGGAGGTCCGCCATCACGCACGTGAAGGCGTTCGGGTCATACACCAGGCCGGTGCGCGTGACCTTGTTCGCGTGCGTCGAGGCGTGGCCGAAGATCGTGATGGCCGCGTTGTCCGCCGGGCGACCCGTGGCGGTCGCGTAGGCGTTGCTCGCGCCATAAACCAGCGGGGGCGAGAACGGGATCGTCGCGTTGCCGCTGCCGTCGGAGAAGACGTCGGCGCTCACCACGAAGTCCTTGAGCCGCCCGGTGGACTGGTACGACATCGGGTTGATGTCGAAGACGCCGTCGAACTGGATGACGTCGCCTTCGTTCAGGCGCTTGGCCACAGCGGCGGTCCAGCCGTCCGTGACGAGCGACGTCACGCCGGAGGCGGCGCCGGCCGCGCCCGCCGCCACGTTGACCAAGGGGGTCCCGCCGAGTGGGCCGACCACGTGCGTCGGCGCGTTCTCGTCGATGTACCACTCCTTGATGCCCAGCACTTCGCCGGCAATCTTGCCGGTGCGGTACTGCTTGGAGATCACGGCGCCGGGATTGAACAACGCCAGATTGGCGTTCGCCAGCGACGCGTGCATCTGCGCGGTGAGAATCGCCACGAGACGGCCGGTCGGGACCGAGCCCTCCGTGAGCTTCACGGTCGCATCGAGGTAGGACGCGTTGGTCGTGGGGACCACGGCAGGCGTGCCCACCGTGCGGAACACGCGCTTGTACATCCGCTGCAGCCCGTCGAGGTCCATCTGATTGCCGAGTGCTTCCACGGCCGGGTCGATGTAGCGTTCGGTGTAGTTGTCCACTTCCATGCGGAGGCTGGCCGAGCTGAACTCGATGCCGACGTTCGCCTGATCGGTGAGGGTGATCGGGACCACTTCTTCGTTGGCGCTGACGGGGTTGAGCGCCTGGCCTTTGTTGACCATGTAACGCTGCGGCAGACGCGCGTTCACGGTATAGCCCACCTTGGCGCCGGAGATCGTGTACTGGCTGTCGTAGCCCCGCGTCACGTTGGCCGCAAAGCGGAGCGTGTTGGTGAGACGCTGCGTGACTTTCTTGATGACCCAGGCCGGCGTCACCAGACTGTTCGATACGGACATGTCAGACCTCTACGGAGCAGTCGCGTGCTGCGAACCGCCCGAAAGACGACAGGTGCCGGTGGTGGAGGATCTAGCGACGGCCGTGATCGGCGTCCCGCTTGTTCTCGCGGGACATCCACGACTCGAAGGATTCGCCTTCGTCGTCCTCGTCGTCCACTACTGACGCCTTGCTGCTCGCGCCCACCGGCCGGATGGGGGTTGCAGCGCGTGAGACAGTCGTACCGGAACGCCGCGAGCCGGAGGCACGGGGTTCGGGCGAGGACGAGGACGAGAGGCGCGCATCTAGCGCGGCGATCCGCCTTCCGGCAGATGCCGAATCGAGCGACCGAATCTGTTCAAACGTCTCGCTGCTTTCCGCGAGATGCAACAGCACGGCCGTAGGATCGTCCGACTCCATGATGGCGTCGAACATCACCGTCGAGAAGTCCAGCGATTGCAGGATCGCCGCGGATTCGACGTTCTTGCCGAGCGCGTAGAGCAGATCGGCGCCCTTGGGGTGCATCCGCACCACGTCGCGCATGAACGGTGTCTGTTCGACCCCCGCGGCGCGCAAGTCCGCCATGGCGGTGGCGAAGTCGGGGGTGCTGGCCTTGACGGCGTCGACGCGGGCCTGCAGGCCGGCGTTGATGGTGGCTTCGGCTGCGCGCGCCTCGATGCTCTCGACGCGGGCGACCGCCTCCGCCTGCACGCGCGCGAGTTCGGCGGCGAAGTGGCCTTTCACCACGCCTTCCGAGGCGGCCGAGCGCGCGTCGCGGTAGGCCTCGAGATCGTCATTGAAGACGTCCCAGTCCTTGCCCGCGTCGTCGTATTCCTTCCAGACGGGCTTCTTCGGGAGCGTGGCCGGCGCGGCGGCGGCGTCGGCGGGCACCACGGGGGTGTCGCGCGGGAAGCCGGGGCGGGCCTGCTCGCGGGCGGCGGCCAATTGGGCGCGGATGTCCGCGAGTTCCTTGGCGGCGGCATCGCGCTCGCGGATGGTGTCGTGCTTCTCGCGCGTCCTGGTGGCGATCTCCTTTTGGAGTTCGGCCACACGCCCCTCGACCGTGCGCTTCGGCTTGCTGACGGCCTCGGTGGCCTTCTCGGCCTTCTCGGCCTTCGCGCTGCCGGCGCCGGTGGACTCGACCGATCCGTCCGCGTGCTCGATGCGCTCGCCGGGGGGCGTCTCGTCGCCTGGCGCCACGTCGGCCGGCGTGTCGTGACTCAGGGTGTGGCGGAGTTCCTCGGCCGTTTCCCGGATCTGCCCGCCATCGGTGATGACGAAGTCGTCATCGGAGACCACCGTGGGGGCTGCGGCGAAGTCGTCAATCGGGGTGGGGGTGTCGGCCATAGTCCCTGCTCGGCTCATACTCTACACGTCAAACGGTTGGCGCTGTCAACTTTTTGCCGCTTTCGGCTTCGTCGCGCGCGCCTCCCGGCCAGTGGCCGCCTCGGCGATCTGGGCCTGTCGGCGGTCGGTGGCTGCCGCGAGGGCGCCTTTCCGCGCGTCGGCGCGCTCGGCCTGCACGTCCTGTCGCACGCCGTCGCGGCTCGCGCGCTGCTCGTCGCCCTCGCGCTGCTCGCGGGCAAGGGCGCGCTGCCGACTCGCCGCGCTGCCGGCCATCAATTCCTTTCGCACGTCGCCGCGCACCGCGCGCGTCTCGTCGCGGTCGCCGGCACGGGCGGCACGCTGGTCCTGGTCCTCGGAGAGCTGCGCTTCGAGGGACGCCTCGAGCCGGGCCATGAGGACGTCGTGCGCCTGCTGCGACTCGCCCATCGCGGCGTCGATCTCGCCCTGCAGCGTGGCGACGTCCACCTTGCCGCCGCCGTTCATCTGCGCGATGGCCAGTTGCGTGCGCGTCGTGGCGAGCACGGTGCGCTCGCGGGAGGCGTTGGATTCCTGCGCGATCATCAGTTGCGTCTGGTACTGGCTGCGCCGGGTCTGAATCTCGGTCATGGCCTCCTGGAGCTGCTGCTGCATCTGCTGCAACTGCATGGTGAGACCCTGGATCTTCGCCATCGCCTCCGGCGGCATGCCCGAGTCGTCGTCCTCGTCGCCCGGCAGGTTGGCGATTGCGGGCTGCACCGCCTTGATGCGGGCCGACAGTTGCTCCGCGATGTCGCCTTCCATCTGCGAGGCGAGCAGGTCGGCCATGAGCGGCGCGAGGGCGGGGGCGGCTTCCATGATGGCGCGGATCGATTCGCTGTTCTGGTCCTTCGCGCTCTGCGTGCTTGGCCCGACGCCCACGGCGATGGTGTAATCGGCGTCGGCGTCGAAGGTGTAGAGTTTCGTGCGCTGCGGCTTCGCCATCCCCGGCATCTGCACCGACTGGCCGACCATGCCCTCCGGCGGCATGCCTGGGGGGACCGGCACGGCTTGCGGCCCGTCCGGGGTCTGGACGAAGGGGGCGCCGACGATCGCGTACTCCTCCTGGTCGCGCTCACCGAGCAAGCGCATGACGCGGCCGGGGCGGTCGTAGATGTGGGGCAGGAGGTCCACGATGATGCGCGCTTCGTAGGCCATCGAGATTTCGGCCAGGTTCGTGAGGAAATGCGAGCTGCCGACCTGGGCCTGCTGCTGGAGCGACTGCACCGCCTTGCCGCTGCGCTCGCTCGAGTATTGGCCGAGGGACGCTTCGTGCCGGCCGGTGATGTCCTTGATGTCCTGGTCGGCGGCTTGCGCGGCGATGGTGATCGCCTGAATCGCCGGCTCAGACGTGTTGCGCTGCGGCGGGGGCATGAGATGGCCGTCGTGGCTCGTCGGCTTGTAGACCAGGACCGAGTGATTCTCGGAGTTCGCCGTGTCCCACTCCGGATAGAGCTCGGTCTGGCCCTCGGCGGCGATGTAGGGCGCGCGGGGGGCGAGCGCCACGGCTTCGACCTGGGCCGAGCGGTGATACTCGTAGGACCGATTCGCGTCCTTGCCCACGGTGTAGATGCCTTTGAAGGTCCGCTCGCCGTTGACGTTGTGTTCCTCGCCGACGACTTCCACGATCGGGATGAAGCGGCCGGGCCACTGCTCCTCGTCGAGGATTTCTTCACCGTTGAGCACTTCCCACTTGACCACCGGCGTGACGATCTCGCGCTTCAGGACGTCGGGCGGGAGTTGGACGGTCGGCGGGATCTCGTCGGCCCACATCTCCTGATGGCCCTGGCTGGTCGGCACCCATAGCTTGGTGCGGCGCTCGTACTCCACATAGAAGTGCTCGGCGACGCGGATGGTGGCCTCGGTAATCCAGCCGGGCGGCGTGTCGCCGGTGCCCGTGAGCGCGCCGCCCTCGTGCTGCGCGTCGGTCCCGTCTTCCACTACCGACCCGGCCAGAATCTCGCCATCGGTCTGCTCGTCGAGCGCCTTGCGGATCTTGAGCGCCAGCTTGCTGTCCGGGTAGCGGTCTGGATAGTCCCGTGTCGGGATGTCCTCGGTGATGAGGCAGAATTTCATGTCCGAGCCGTCCGGCTCCTTGCGCCAGGGGTCCGGGTAGACCGCGAATTGGTTCAGGATGCGACTGACGACGATGTCGAGGTCGCGGTCCTTGTCGTTGGCGTACTTCGTTTCGATGCGGTAGTAGCCGCGGCCACAGGTGATCACGCGGTCGAGGGCCCAGTCGCGCGCGATGTGCGCGCGGCTGTCGACTTCAATGGCCCGCACCGCGTCCTGCACCAGTTGGGCGTTCTTCTTCGTCGCCCGGCCCGCCTTCGCCTTGATGCGGATACTGAGGCGCGCGTTGCGGGCCTCGTTCATCGTCTGCCGCTTCGGCACGGCCAGCTTGTCGAGCACCAGCATGGGGCGACCGTAGCCAGGCTTGCCAGACTCGCCATTCGTCTCGCCGCTGCGCCGCGTGATGTCGCCAGCCGTCCAGTGGTCCTCGAGGCGGGCGCGCGCGTACTTCAGGTCGTCGAGTTCGGCGCGGCGTTGGTCTTCGTCGGCGCTGCTCGAGGTCTTGAAGTTGCGGATAGCGCGGGCGTGCCGCTTGCGGAGGGCGTCGGCGCGGGCGATCTCGTCGGGCGTGACGGGGGTCGCGTCTGGGTCGCCGCCGGCTTCCACGATCGCGTCGTAGTCGCCTCTGCCGCGGCTGACCATGTCCACGCCGTAGGCGTTGTTGGTGCCCTCAACCGGATCGATGCGGGGGAGCGACGGGGGCCGGCGCCCTGGAGTGGTGGCCATCAGTCGATCCCCTTGTCGTGGCCGTCAGCGATGGCCTCGTCCAGCCACTGCTGCGGGGACTTGTCGCCGTACTGCTGGCGGATCGCGTCCGGGTGGCTCGCCTCTTCGATGACCCACGACTTGTCGATCTCGGCCTGCGTGGGCGGGGTCACGGGCTCCACCTGGTCGAGGAACGCGCCAGCCAGGTGCATGGCCTCCGCGTGATCCTGGTCGAGCGTGAACCGCGCCTGCACCGCGCCGCAGAAAAACAGATAGGCCCTGTCGCAGATTTCGTCCGGCAGGTCCATGACTGGTGCGAACGCTTCCCGCATCGTTGCCCGCCACACCTTCTCACCCTGGGCGACGACTTCGCAGAGGATCAGGTCGTCGGCGCAGATACCCTCGATGACCTGCCGGATGTGCAGCTTCGCGATCTGCTGCGGCGAATACTCGCTCTCGATGCGCTTGAAGGGGCGGCTCATTTGGGCGTTGGTTGCAGGAGCGGGAATTGAACCCGCGGCTTCCAGGTTATGAGCCTGGCGCTCTGCCACTGAGCTACCCTGCGACCCAGAGCATACACGAAACCGTCAGCGCGTTGACGCTTTCCGTGGTGGCGTCGTCTTCCGCGGCGGCGGCGGCGGCAAGGCGAGCGCGTCTCGGACCCACTGCCGGTTCAGTTCGCATAGGTGGCAGTCCGGATTCCCGCAGTCGCGGACGGCGCACGACGGCATCAGCGGCGGCCATCGCTGGTGACGACGCTGGTGACGACGAACGTGCCTTCGTATCCGGAGAGGGTGATCACGTCCCCTTGGCGGAGACGCCGTAATCGAGGCCACTCGGCGTGCTGCGGGCGCACGATGTCGAAGTAGCTCCGCTGGCCCGGTATCCACAGGGCGCGCTCTGGGTCGAACACGGCGCCGGCGACGGCGGCGGTCGTCGCGGCAAGGAAGCGGCGGCGCGTGAGAGTCATCACCAGCCCCACATCACCGGCGGCTCGAGCGTGCCGAACACGACGTGCGTGAGGCGCGCGCCATCGCCCTCCCCGTGGTTCTCCTCGAGGCTCCGCGAATGGAACAGGTCCGACTTGAACAGCACCAGCCGGTTGAACTTGGCCGAGACGCGGACCCACGGCTTCCACAGCCGGCGGTTCCGCATGACCGTGATATTCCAATCGCCATCGATCGCGCCAGAGTGCCGGTGGCGCCAGAACGTGGTGCCGTCGCCCGCGACGTCCACCGGGGTCATGTAGTAGATGGCCGTCAGGTCGCCCATCATCGCGTCGGAGTGGATGAAGTTCGGTTCGACTTGGCCGCGGGGGCTCTGCCTGGTGAACGAGAGCGTGGGCGTGAAGCTGGGCACCAGCGCATCGAGCGCCGCGAGGAGGTCGATGGTCGCCTGCTCCGCGATGCCGTGGAAGGTGTCGTCGCCGAACGTGACCGAACGCCGGGGCATCGCCAGCGCCGCGGCGCGTACGGCGTGCGGGTTAGGCAAGACGTCGTCGAAGATCTGGATGATCTGCATCGCGGGGGCGGTGGTTGGTGCGGCGCCCATCACGTCAGCCAGTTGTCGAGCGGGACGCGCTCCACCGTCGCCGCGTCGACGCGCACGGCCGCCACGCTCGCGGCCTCGGCGGTCAGGTGGGCACTGACGAGCGTGTGCTGGTCCATCACGACCCAGATGCCGCACTCCGGGGTGAGGTCACGGCGCACTGCGCGCGAGACGATCGCCGCGATCCCGATGCGCTCGGCCGCCGCCCGCGCGACGAGCGCCGACCACAGGTCAGACGGGATGCCACGCCAGGTGAACGTCATCGACGGCGCCTCCGCCTGCGGGACTGCGCGCGTCCCGCCTGGGCCAGCGCGCCCGAGCGGGCGGCCTTCTCCATGACGCCGGCGGCGGTGCGTGGCGGGTGGATGCGATCGAAGAATACCTCCCGGCAGGTCTGGCACCAGATCAGGACGACCGCATCGTCCTCGTGGGCCACCGCGGTGGTATGCGAGGGGTGGTGCCACGCGTGGGCGAGCCTCTTCAGGGTGGCGACGACTCGTGCGGTCATCTTCTGCTCCTAGCTGCCCATCCACGATCCGCCGCCGGCCTGGCGCCCGCGGTTGAACGCGACGCGCCGCTGCTGGGCCTTGGTCGTCACCGGCCGCGCGCGCTTGATGCCGGAGTATATCGCGTAGCGGGTGGCGTCCATGCAGTGGTCGTTCTTTTTCACGATGCGGCCCTTCGCGTCGCGCTGATACATGCGCCACTCGTCCCACCACTCGGTGCAGCTCGCGAAGACCTTGAGGCGGCCATCGGAAAAGAGCTGCCAGACCGACGCGATGCCCGCTTCGACGCTTTTGTCGGCCAGCTCGAGGTCGAGGCCGCCACGCTGGTAGACGCGGATCAGCTGTTCGGCGTCGCCGGCCGTCACGATGAGCGCCGCCGCATCGCCAGACCCGGGGATGCCCTCGCCGCGAGCGCGGATCGCGGAGAGATGCACGGCGGGCTCGGGGCTCTCACGCTTGTAGCTGTCGGTCACGATGACGCGGCCCCCGGCGGACGGTTCGATCGCGAGCCAGACCGCGGCTGTCGCCTTCGCGCCGCCGCCCACGTCCAGGCCGAAGCACTTGTTCCAGTGGGGCGGGATCTCGAAGTTGGGGACGCGCAGCTCTGATTCGGGGAAGGCCCACACGGCGCCGGAGCCCAGTTGGGGGATGCCCTGGCTGCGCGCGTCACGCTGGAACGGTGGCGTCGTGGCGAGGAGTTCAGCCTTTTCGGCCTCGCCGAGGTGCGGGACGTGGTCCCACCCGGCGGTGGTCAGATGGAGATACTGCGCAGCCTCGGGCGACGGTGACACGAACATCGAGACGACGTCGCTCATGCCCTGGAGCGGCGTGAAGGTCGTGATCATCAGGCCCGACGTGGTCATGGTGCGGACAACCGCCTCGGCGTAGCAGTCGAGCGGAGGTTCTTCGTCGAACCACACGATGTGCTGCTCCGTGCCTTCGAAGCTTTTACTTCCCTGCTCGTAGGACTTGAACTGGATGATGCTCGTGCCGCCGTCGTTGTGCCTCACCCACACCGTGTCGAGCGCGCCGGGGTTGTGCGGCTTGCGGGTGGCGTGGATCACCCGGTCGAGCGGGATCATCCCGCCCCCGGAGAGGGTGCCATCCTCGCCTACCGCGCCGACGAGCGCCTTCTGCAAGATGTTTTTGGTGGTGCCGGTGTCCTTGCCGGCGGCCCAGACGTCGATTCGGTGCGGGAAGACGCGGCCCGTCCACCAGTCCGGGTACTCGCCAGTGGCGTGCGCGGCAACCTCGTAGGCGCCTGAGCGGGTCTTCCCAACCCGGTTCGCGGCCATGAACAGCCGCTGCCGGTGTTGCGCGCCCGCCTTGAAGTGGTCCATGTGCCGCGGGTACAGCTCGCGGCGGACGGGGCCCGACTCCGGGAAGTAGGTGTACAGCTCGCAGCCCTCGAGCGCCACGAGCCGCGCTGTGGCGGCATGGAGACGCTGGACGGCTTCGATGGTCATCGGGCCGTCGGGTCGGGGAGGATGATGACCGCGCTGGGGGTCGGGAGGTCGTGGTGGTCGAGCACGACCGCCAGCGCGGAGCGTGGGAACAGCCGGCGGAAGTCGGGGGCCATGACCATCTGCGCCGCGTTCGTGGCGGCCAACCGGACGGCCTCGCTGCCCATGTACCGCGGCTGCTCGGGCGTCCCCTTGTCCTCGGCCTCCGGCGTCCAGACCCAGGTGCCGGGCACGCCAGGCGTCTGTGACGGGTGTCCAGACGGTGGGGAGGGGGCATTTTCCTTAGCCTTTTCTTCGGCGTGCAACAAGTCGATGCTCATGGCGAGCTCTTCCGCCAGGCGTCGGGCCTGGTAATGGTCGAGGGCCGAGAGCTGAACGATAAAGCGCCGCACTAGTTCCGCCGTGCGATACCGAATCGTGTCTCGTGCGTTCATGGTCTGCTCCTGACGAGTGGAAGTCCCTAGCCGTGGGCGCCTCTGCCACGGGATGGCCGACGGTCTGCGGCATTGCGTGCCGCTTGGCGCGTAGCGTGTCGTCACCCCGCACGTCAACGCGCCCTCGAGGGCGAGCCGGGCGATGGCGACGGCGGTGTAGTCAGCGGACATCGCCTGCTCCTAGCGAGTGAAAAGGCCCGGCCGTGGCTGGCACCGGCGCTTGGCTGGCACGACCACGGACGGGCAAACATCCGACGGCTCGTGCGAGCGAGCCACCGGAGAGGGCCAGTATGCCCCGCTTCGGTGGCGGGGGGAAAGCGTCACGGGTGGGCACGGGAAGCATTTCGTTCAGAGTAGCGACTTGCGTTCAGCCGTTGTGTCGAACGGGTGGGCACGCGGGATGCGGATGGACACGATGTCGTCGCGCTCGTCCGCGCCGCAGCTCCGGCGCAGCTCTGCGAGTCGGCACGCGCGGGCGATCTGCAGCTCTTGCCGTATGCGCCTCACGGCCTCCGTGATCATCCATGACGGGGTCAGGAGCTTTTTCGCGGGGCGTGCGGGCGTGCCGTCGGGGGCGAGGATGGCCATGTCGGGCAGTCTACTCCGGGTGCTCGACGGGCATCATCCAGGCGCGGCGCCAGTGAGGAAGGCGTGCCGTTTCTGGCCACTTCCCTTTTTGCCCACTCTTTTGAGCGTGTGATTCGAGCAGTCCACGCAGGCGAATCGTGGTATCGAGCCGGATTGCTTGACTGGTTAAGCTCGCACGCGGCGCCATTGCACCAGCGTCCCTGCCCTCACCTTGGTCCGCCGTGGCTTGGCGAGCCGCGCTGCCGGAGCCCAGGGGCCGACTGCCTGCTGCCCTGAGAGCTGCCGAGCGCGGAGTTCGACGGCTTGTGTGCTGGCCTCTTTCGTGAGCCTCACGCGTCGGGCGAGCAGTTCGGCGTTGAGTTGGTCGTCGGTCATACGGGACGTCGTCGGGCGGCGAGACGCGTCAAGCTCATCATGACCATAGCGTCAGGCCGGCGCCGGCCCTGCTCCCAGTCCTCGATGGTGCGGCTGGACCGGTGGAAGCGGCTGGCAAAGATCGCGGTGGACTCGGCCAGCTCGGCGCGGAGGGCGCGGATGCGCGGCGGCGGCCACGGGGTCTGGGCCGTCATGGTCTACTGCGCCTCCGTGGTCGGCAGGAAGTCGCCGGCGTCGGCATCGATCAGGGCGAGGTACTCCTGCTCACAGGCGTCGCAGTAGCCCTTGCGAGCCCCATGCTGGACGTGCCCGAGGCGCTGTTCGGAAGTCGCGTGCAAGGCGCAGAGCGTGATCGACGTGCGGCCATACGCCAGCGCGTAGGTGACGACGGTGCGGGGGAGAGCGGCGTCCATAGCCTGTCTTGTCATGGTCTGTGCTCCTGAAAGCCGAGTGTCCGTCGCTGCCCAGGACAGCGCCCTAGGCAGAGCGGAGACTCGTCTAGTCGGCCGCGTGGATCGCGTCTGTGAATTCGTCGAGGGTGAAGGTGAGGCCGGCCGTGACATCGCCCGCTTCATGGAACGTGACGAAGGTAACATCTGCGCCAAGATGGCGAGAGTAGCGAACGGCCGTCGACTCAACAACCGCCTCGAACGTCTCCCCGTCGAGTGCGAGGGTGACGCGGGTGCCTGCTGTTAGATTCGTTCTCATGCTGCTCATGTCATCCTGCTCTCTGCCCTCGCGGGCCGGCGTCGACAGTCACAAGCGACCGTCGACAGAGGCACAGTAATACGACAATGCCGTATCTGTCAAGCTGGGGCTTCCAGCACGTCGATGCGTTGCCGCCAGTAGAGTCGCCGGCCGCAGCACGGCATCGGTCTGGCGTACTCGGCCTCCACCCCGATAGTCTGCTCCCACGCCGCGTAGCCTTGCCCGCACGCACACAGCAGTAGTGGCAGCCCCTCGTCGTCCGGCATGGCGTAGCGATAGGCCGTCACCGGAGGTTCATCCCCAGGGGGAGCCGCTGGCGTGGTGAGCGCGGCGATGGCTACGGTCAGCGCCTCGCGGAGCGTCAAGTAGTACTCATCGGGCCAGTTGCCCTTGATTGCGGCGATGGCTTGCTCTGGGGTCATGGGGTCGCCTTCGGTGTGTAGCCCTTGATGCAGCCGTCGTCGTCCGGCATGCCGTTGCGGCGGCCTTTGTAGGCCGGATGGTGACAATCACCCGTGCCGGTCAGCGTCGCGCGGTCCCACGGCAAGAAGTGCGCGCACGTCCCGCAGGTGCCCGTGGGAGCCGCTGGCGACGAATGGTCGGCGGCGGCGCGCAGGCTAGTGATGACGGCGTCCCCGGCCGCGATGAGGTGCGCGATGTGCTGGTGAGCGTCTACGGTGTGATCCTCGACAGCGATGTAACACTGCTCTGACCACGCGGCCGCCAACATCGCAATCCTCTCGTCTGTGGTCATGGGGTCTCCTTCGGCGTGATCGTCGGCTGTGGGAGGAGCCCACCACAGAACGGGCAGTCGATCGCGCCCCGCTCAGCGCGTAGGATCTGCGCCACGGCGTCGTCGGCACTCGTGGGTCTCCTGAGTGCCGGCCTCACGCCTTGCAGGAATGCACACGCCACAATTCCGTCGGCCCAATCCTCCACATCGGGGAGGGGCTCGGTCGTCCGTAGGGGCGCGGGAGCCGCTGGCGTGGTGAGCGCGACGAGGGCCTCAGCCGCACGTCGGTAGCGGCTGGCGTGCCGCCCCGCTCTGCTGGCGTCGTCGAGGTGGTCGCCCGCGTAGCACGCGAGGTCGTAGGTAGCCCGGTGGCGGAACGAATCGGAGAGCCGAGCGTAGTCTTGCGCGGCGGTCTGGAGTTCGTAGAGGATTTCGATCTGCTCGGGGGTCATGGGGTCTCCTTCGGCGCGTAGCCCAGCCGGCAGCCGTCGTTGGGGGCGCGCGCCTGATCATGGACGTGGCACCAGAGATGCGAGACAGAGGGCGACACGGTTTCGCTGTGCGCGCACGTCCCGCATCGGGCGGCAGCGGCGCGCAGGCTAGCGATGACGGCGTCCCCGGCCGCGATGAGGTGCGCGATGTGCTGGTGCAGGTCTACGGTGTGATCCTCGACAGCGAGGTAGCACTGCTCTGACCACGTGGCGGTGGCGAGGTGTGCGGCCAGGTCAATGCGCTCGGCCGTCCGGGGGTTCTCTTCTGCCCACGCGACGACCTTCTGCAGATCGGTGGTCATGGGGTTTCCTCGGTCCAGGCGAGCAATGCCGCCTCGGCCTCTCGTGCTTCAGTGATCAGCAACGTCCTCGCCGCTGTCAGTGGCTCGCTTGCTCGCGCCCGTATCCGCGTCACGCACCACTTCGCGTGCAGCGCCACGAGGGTGGCGAGGGCATTGCTCGCACAGACGTGACACCAGCCGGTGGCGGAGGTGCAGTGTGGGTGATCGCGGTAGGCGATAAACGCATCCGCGGTCGCACGTTCCGTGGCGGTGAGGGCGGCGACCTGCGCCTCTAGCTCCAGCACCCGCGCCTGTGCCGCTTCGGCCGCGAGGCGGTTGGGGCGGCAGTCCGCGTGGTACGCCGCGTCATCGAGGAGCGTGGCGACGTGTGCCATGAGCGCCCGCGCACAGCAGGCGCGGCACCAGCTACTCGGATGCGTCTCGCCGGGGCCGCCGCACACACGACCAAGCGCGCGCGTGCAGCCATGGTCAATCGCGGCGAGCCGGGCCAGAACCGCGTCGACGGTGGGGCTATTCGCCATAGCGAGCCTCGGCGCCATAATTCGCCTCGGATGTCTCGTGGTCAAAGGAGTCGCCCATTTCTTCCATAGACCACGTGCGAAGACACTCGGGGAAACGCGAGCAGCCGCACACATCCCCATGCGGACCTGTGC